TCCGTGCCACTCACACCAGGGCTGGCAGTCGTTCCAACCACGATTTGGTAGACCACATGGTCGCCAAACTCGCCGGTTGTCGGGTTGCTGATGCTGGCTGTCAGGCTCAAAGGAGAGCCAGAGGTGTAGGTGAAGGCATCGACAGGGGCACCGGTGAGACCAGTGTGGTTACCAGTAGTGAGCTGGGTACCTGTGGTGCCAGGAGTACCTGTGGCGATTCGGTAACCAGCATCCGCACCGACATTCGCCTTACCGACGATGCAGGTGATACCTGTACCGAAGTTGTTGGCACCGTCAGTGAACCAGCGGACGTTGTTGATGGTACCGGAAGGAGTCACCGTGACATTGAGTCGGGTGGTCACCCAGTAGCTATAGTTGGAGCCGGAAGTAGGCACGCGAATCGGATTCGACGTGCCGGATACGCTGTGGGCGTCTTCGGCATTAGCACGGGTATTGATGCCCGTAATGTTAGTTCCGCTACCAGGGGCAGCGCCGGTCTTGCGGAGGATTTGTACGGTTGCGGGCATGTCGTTTTCCCTTCAATTGACTCGACCACATTAGCAGACCAGGCGGGCTCGTAGCAAGCCAACTTAGCTTAGGAAAGGCCGATTGGGTTACCGTCGACCAGATCGCCGAGAGTTCCGTTCCACTGAACCAGGTGCCAACCCAGCGTAGGCGTGATAGTTTCCAGGTAGCCATACTCCAGGGTGACGCTGGCCCCGGGGTTGCTACCCTTCAGACGGATACGGGAAGTAATAGCACCTGTCGGTACCCGGACACTAGCTAGGTAAAAGTCCATACGACCAGTACCCAGGTTGACGATGGTCACGCGATCGCCTGGCTTGAAACCGTTAACGTTCGTACCAACGATCACATCAGTATTGGACGATCGGCTCATCCAGTAGACGGAGTTGGGGCGAAGACATTCGTTGGCATTACCCAGGGCGACGTCGCTGGTGATACGAACCCAGTTACGGACATCGTTACCAAGAACAACGGCCATGAGATTACCATCGTCCATTACTCGCTCGAGCAACGCGCCTGGTTTTTGCCCCATGGTGCCACCACTAACCCAGACGTTACCTGGATTGGCAATATCGGCAGCCGCCAGATTCCCCAGACGACCAGCCAACGGGAACGTGGGCTGAGTCGTATAGGTAATCGACCGGCGAGGGAATCGAGTTACTCCAGCTGGCAGGGCCATGGTTACCTCACCTTATGTGACAGTGGCGTTGACGGCTTCTTCCAACATGATCCGAGGTCCACTGGGGACAGCTCCGCCAAGGAAGCGGAGAACAACGTGACCATACTGCGTGATTGTGAGTGTGGAGCCAGTGGTGCCATTGAGGCCCATGATGGTTCCATTGGTGAACGTGATGACCAGGTTACCGGCAGAATAGAGCCGAGCAGCCCCGAACTTCATGCCAGGCACCAGGGAGGCATCCGTCAGGTTGAAAGTGATGGCGGAGTCACCAGCGCTGTTAAGCATTCTCAGTGAAGACTCGCAGTCAAATCGCGGAGAAATCACATAGGTGCCAGAGACAGTCAGGTTTCGGTACTGTCGCCACCGGTAGCCAGAGACACTGACAAAGGCCTGTCTACCGTGAATCGCGTTGATAACACCACCGTCCCGGATGGCTTGACCAGGGCTAGGGCCTTCGATCAAGTTGCCAATCTGGATTCGGCTGGTGGCAGCGGTCAGGGGAGTACTGCGAGGCGGTGTAGCAGCAACGGTACCACGGTTGTAGAACACCGTCTGGATGTCCACCGAGGTGAATTGCTGAACGCCAATCGTGGTTGTCTGTGCCATAGCTTTCTCTCGGTTGGACGGTTAAGCAATTGTGCCAAGCTTTTTGCTGATTATGTACTGGTACCCGAAAGCCGAGGCCAAGGCAGGCGGAACAGCTTCGAGGACCAGAACAGCTCCGCGGGATAGCGTCAGGCGGTTGATAGAGCTACCGGCGATAGTAGCACCGTTGGCGACCACAACCAGTTGGCCGATAGCAGCTACGCCGGGGACGGTGGTAGCGACCGCAGCAGTGTTGGCACCACCGGTGAGCAAGGTAGCGTTGGTCGTGACGGCAGCAACATTGGTGTTACCCAAGGCGTTGCGGAAGGTCAGGGTGTAGACCAAACCGACCAAACCGACTGTGATGTTGTTAGCCCCGATACTGGACAGGGCTTCCAGAGCAGCTTGGACCACAGCGGCCGAGGCATTCCAGGCCAAAGCTGTGGTTGTCTGCCCACCGAAGGTAATCGTGAAAGTACCACCGGCAGCGTCGATTGTAATGGTCTGTTGTTCGTTGGTTCCAGCAGTCTCGGCTGCGGACAGATTCACGAACATGAACTTCATGCCGGGCAACAGGTTGGTCGTGGCCAGGTTGAAGTTGAAAGCCACCGAGGCCGTGTCTTTGAAGATAAAGATGCGATGGGTGTCGCGGGCAGGGATCATGTCCAGCGAGTTGGAGGCATAGATCGTGGTGTTGAGAAGCTGAACTTCTCGCCAATCCCGACCAATAACCGCCAGGTTGCGATCATCGTCGTTCAGGGCCGTGGCTAGCATGGTACCGCGACGGCGAGGGCCTGATCGGTGATCTTTACCGGAGACCAAGTCACCATTGGCGACAAAGAAGCCAGTACCGGTGGCCCAGGAATCCGCTGTGTCACCCTTCGTCAGCTTCGGAACGCTGAAGAAAGGTAGTGAGATCTCATTGGTAACAAAATTACCAACATAAGTTCGAACAGGGATTTTGATGGCGCCAGTCGCCAGCGAGCCAGCGATCTGGACTGCTGGCTGTGGGGTATCGAAGGATTCAGCTGCGAAAAAGTCCTTCAGATCAGGCAGAGGCCTGACTGGAATAGGATCAGCCGGCTGGATGGCTGGAACTTCGCCCATCATCATGGCAGGCTTGATATGCTTGGGGATTTTCGGGGCGGCGACAATAGCTTTGCCAGCTTCAGCGACTTTGTTGACACTCACGATAGGGTCGAAGGGACGACGCACTTTCGGAGGAGCTACAGGAGGCGCCGAAGGAGCAGAAGCCGGAGGAATGGCAGCTTTGATTGGCATGGTTGTGTCCTGCAGTCTAGCGGTCATGAAAAAGCCCGCGAGTAGGTTTAGGCTACTCGCGGGCCTGGAGCAACCTGGCCAGAATCGCCAAGAGGATTAAGCACGCAAACCGGGATCGGATTGGACCAACACCATAGCTTGCTTCATGATTTCAGAGTCAGACAGCATGACCTCGAAAGGCCGAGTGTCAGCCGTAGCTCGCTTGCGGATTTCACCGGCCAGGGCGTCAACATCCCGGGCAGCCTTGATGATTTCGCTAGTCGACTCAGGAGCTGCGTCGTCCAGATTCAGCTGGCCAGCCATGTGCATGTCCAGCAGAGTCATGGCCGACTTGACGACCTGGTTGGCTTCCGCTTCCGTTTCGATCTTGTGGCCGTGAGTGTTGATAAGGCGATCGACAATCACTTGCGGCATGATCTGACGGCTGAGCTTCAGTCGCATGTCCTGCAGTGCAGCTTCATCAACAGGAGCTGCAGCAGGGGTTGCATTTTCAGTGGCCATGTTTTCCACCAGAGTACAGAGTTTCGGAAACAGGTTAGTCAGCTTCGGTTTATACCGAGTAGTTGACAGCGGCAACGGCACCGGCGTGACCGATACTGATGCCATACATGGCGTAGAGGAAGAAGTCGAGCATGTAGTTCTCTTTCTTCGCCCACAGGGTGACGTCTTCCAGAGTACGGAAGCGACCGAGCATGTTCTCAGGTCCGAAGTAGTAGACCCGGAAGTCAGGCACGACGAATCGCTTGATCGTGACCTTCCACTCCATGCCCATGAACTTCTTCAGGCCGTTGCCGTTGATGAGCATGTCCTCGGACAAGTCACCACCAGCCTCGTCGCGCTGGAAGGCTTCGAGCATGGTCCAGGTCACGTTGTTGCAGACTGCGCGGGTCGGAGGGACCTGGTAGAGCGTCTTCTGCAGAGTGGTCTTGCCGTCCACCAGCGATTGGCGGTTGAAGCCGCTGATCGTCCGGTACATGGTGGCACCGGGGACGTAGAGCGAAGCAACGTCTACTGTTCCCAGCAGAGTATTGATGGCTCCGAAGAATTTGTTGTCTTCTTCCGCAAGCATGTCCTTGACCATGTTGTCAGTAGCAATCTGACGAACATCGTGAGGAGTGGTCATCAACATCGCGACATCTTTCTTGATGCGCGGGCTGACCAGACGTGAGAAGTAGACTGGGTAACGACCATGCCACAGCGAAGACTCGGTCGGCTGGGTGCCGAACGGAATCGTCATAGCAGGAGGATTGAATGGTTCCTTGAACTCCACCTTGAAGGGCAGGTCCGTATCGACGGCACGATCAAGTTCCTGCCAGGTGGTAGGCTTGGGCGTGATCACCGATCGGGCGATGCCATCTTCACGCATGAAGATACGCAAGTAATCGGTGGTGTCAGCCGCAGCCTTATGCACGCTGGTTTCGTCTCCACCAATGGCTGCCAGGAAGTTCGCATTGAACTCTTGGGTCTGCTGTAGGGTCATGAGAAGGTCCTTGTTCTTACCGGGTCCATTGATGAAGGGAAAGTCGTCGCCCGACAGCTAAGCCAGGCGACTGTTGACTTCGATTAGGCTGCTGCCTCGCTACCGCGGACAAAGTGCGTGAGCCAGTGGAGCACGTCCTTGCCGTAGATGTTGGTTGTTTCACCGTTGGAGACCTGGCCGACGATGGCGTTGGTACCCCAGGTGATGGTCTGATTGGTCAGAGTACCAGCGTTGGATGCCGAATCACTTCGGACAGCCCGCAGAGGCTCGTTGCTGAGGTAGGTCTGGGCAGAGTCGTACTCGCGAGTAGCGATTTCCACCGATTCCAGGCAGCAGATACCAGACAACAGCTTGTTGGTACCGAGCATCGTGGTGTAACCATGGTACGACGCATCGTTGACACCTTGGGTGTCAAGATCGTTGGTACCGCGAAGCAGCACATAAGGCACTTGGTTGGCAGTGCAACCAGGGCGCCAGCCCTTGTAGGGGCGAGTCTTGGTAGGATCTTGCCAATCAGTACCAATGGAAGCCACGTAGTTGTGAACCACGCGACCTTGGTAGATCGGATCAGTGGTGATGCTGCTGTGGAGCAAGCCCACAGCAACGTGCTTGTAGCCGCTGGCGTTGAGAGCATCACCAGCTAGCGGCTCGAAGACGCGATCAAAGATTTGAGTGGGAGTTGCCATTGCAGGACCTTCTGGTGATGGTTAGCGGATACGGGTAAGTTCAGGCTTTACGCCCAGGACCGGGATTGTTCCATGAGTCGATCGAGGGCTGTCGCCTTTTCGTCAACCGGAGGAGTAACGTTAGCTTTCTTGCGAACCGCACCGTTGGCAGGGGTCACAGGGACACCATCAGGCTCACCTTCGTGGGCGCTCATGGCGAGCTTGCGAACAAATTCAACAGTTTTCACCGGATCGCGAAGAAGCTGGTTGACCGCGTCAGCCTGGGTGGCATCCACGCGACCGTATTTGACCAAAGCCTCGACTGCTGCAGGAACAACAGTATCCAAGGCCTTCTTGGTGTTTTGATCAAGCTCATCTCGGAGCTTGGCACGTTTGACCAGTTCACCGTTGAGGAGTACGACCTCCTCAAAGTTACTGTGCGTCAAAATCGTGTCATTGTTTTCGGCGGCCATGGATTACCTCGAGGTCTCAAGGAGGAATTGTTTCATGTTGTCGATTGCTTTGCGTTGAGCAGCAGTCTTGGGCTTGCCAATCTCGAACTTACCCGACTTCAGGAAAGCCCGTGCTTGCTTACCCATCTGAGCCATGGCAGGATCGCCAGACTCTTCCATAGCCTTCGGATCGGCATGACCCTGGGTCTCCATGAGAGCCGTGAGGATCTGTTCGATCTGTTCAGGAGTCAGCTTGCTGGGATCGATAGGAGGAGCTCCGCCTTCGTCGCCATCGTTATCGGTAGGAGCTGGACCGCCGCCACCACCGCCCAAGCCTAGAGGCATTCCGCCACCGCCACCCATCCCTGGAGGGGCAGGAGGAGGCATTTCAGGGCCAGCATTGCCGTCAGGGATAGGCATGCCAGCACCACCTGGACCCGGAGGAGGCATAGGAGGGCCACCTTCAGCCTTTTTGAGCTGTGCAGCCACTTTTTGCTGGGCAGCTTTGCTGATGTTGGCAAATTTGTGGAGGAGATCAGCTGCGAGCTGAGCTTCTTTGACTGTGTTGATGACGATAGTCCTGGCCAGCACTTCAGCAGCTTCGGCGCCAGCAGCGGCAGCTTTCTGAACTTCCGTTGGTGTTGATACCGGGGCAGGAGTAACGGGGGCAGGGGCAGGAGTTGCAGGCTGGACACCGGCAGTCTTGTGTTCGGCAGCGTCTACCAGAATCTTGGCTGCCACACGGGTGCAGATAGCAGCAGACTTGGCGTACAGTTCGTCGTTGGACAGGCTGGCCATTTTCTTGGGGTTGTTGTCAGCCTCGGTCACAGACACGCCAGAAACCTTCTCATCGGAAAGCATGCGATCAATACCGTGCTCTGGCGTGGCATTGCCTTCACCGAGCTTGCTTCCATCGACTGGGTTTGACTGGGCAGCTTCTGCAACCATCTTTTTCTTTTCGGTCGCCGTTGGCCCGCTCGTGGGTGGGCTGGTGTTATCGTCCACCTTAGCTGTGGGATGGCTGGAAGGGGGGACGTTTTCCTTGGAGGCAGATTTCAGCGTACCCACGCGAGTGAGCAGCGCATCAAGGTCTGCGGAGAAGGCTGGAGTTTTAACTGACATGTCGTACCCCTGTTACTGAGACAGATTTTGCCTGGCGAGGGTGGAGAAATGCAAGCCCAATTTTGGACTTTTTTCAAGACTCGCACCAAAACCTAATCTGTAGAGAGCATGCAAATCGGCTAGTGCCTCTCCGCCATCACTTTCTACAGCCTGATTTTGAGGCTCGTTTTCCAGTCCTACATCCAACCAGGCACGTTTTCTGACTGCTTCTGGAGCTATCGAGAAAAGCGCTTCCCTCGAAAGGTCCATTCCGCAGTTCGCGAATCTGAACGGGTTGTTATTAAGCATCTCGTCCAGCGTGTAGTGTTTCGACAGCTTACGAAGAGCTGTCTTGGCGGAAAGGGCTGCAGAATCAACTGCCTCTGGAGGCAGGCCCAAAACAGCAGCAAAATCCCGTAGGGACAAACAGATGCCCTGTTTGGCCAGATCGCCCAACATAGCGTGTGTTTCTGGGTTCTTCAAACCAACAGGATGGTTTGGAGGTAGGGCAGAACCACGGTAGGAAATACCCGGTTCCTTTTCGTACTCGACCATTTCCTGCAGGGCTTTAGCCTGCTTCATTCCCCAGTAGCTGCCTTCGAACATTTCGAGTGGCACCATGGGAGGGGTCTGGCGATCGAGGATTACAGCTGAGGCCGTCTTAAGCTGCCCCATCACGTAAGCAATGCGATCGGCCTGGAGGTCAGGTCGAAGCGTGTCTTCATCGAAGATGCCGGAAATATCAATGAACTTGGTATTCGGGTTATCAGCATGCAGGTGGTGACCGTCCTCGAACACCCTACCGATGTTGTGGTAAAGCCCGCCGTATTTACACTCTAGTTTACAATAATTATCTCGCCCTTTGGCTTTGTGGCCACAGCCAGAACAGTTGTGTACCGCTACACCGTGAACGATGTAGCTTTCGTCGTCTTTAACCGAAAGATTGAAAACATCGCATTCGTCGTAGTAATGGCGGACTTCTTGGACGAGCATGTGGGTGTAGGAGTCCACCGAGACTGCCGCTGACGTGCTACGCCCAAAGTTTAGCCCCTTTGTCTTTGCGCTCAGTAGTGCTATTGCTGCCCATAAGTCTCTGCCGCATGAAACATGGTAGCAGACCTCGCTGCCGCCGAAAGCTTGCTCGCTGACTGCAATGGCTACGACCGATGCATTGTAGCCTAATCCATTAACCAACCGTTTGCATTGTTCTGCGAGCGTACGGTTAACAGTAGTGATACGAATAGTGCCTGTTCTGTGTAAATGGTCAGCACAGCCATCTGAGTCTACCCAGCCAGCCAGTAGAGCTAACCTGTCTTCTTTGCAGAAAGAGAACACCTCTTCGTTTAGGATCTTACTGCCAGAATACACTCCGACTAAGAACTGGGCATCAGTACCAAAATCCGTGTCCCGAACGTGTAACGACCTAGAGGCTTTGTCCCCCTCTGAATAATCCTGGTAATGGTCCAAAGAGGCCTCTTCGACTCGTTGTCTAGCTAGCTGCAAGATCTCAGGATGGTCGTTACCCAAACTGATCTGTACTCCATCAGCAACATCTTCGACTAGCTTAGCTCGAGTACGAGTTCTCTTAATGATCGAGCCGTCTCCGATATACAACCCTAATAGGTACGACTTCGCTTGGCCGTATTTGAACTGACCAGGTTGCACCATTGGGCAAGTCAGGTAGTCGCCCACACGTATGTCTTGAGCGGCCTCCCAATCCCGCTGCAGCTGTGCTGGCTTCTTACAACCTACACAGGTCGAACTGTCGCCGCGGAAAGAATGTCGCCGCTTGGTCTGCTTACCGTTCCTATTACGGACAGAGCCGTGACAAGAGCGAAGAGCTGCTTTCTTGACTGCCAAGAAAGGGTGTTCAGCAGTAGAAGTGATAGTTTCAGGCACACCCATGACAGTCATGTCTACAAACGTGCCAGCGTAAGCTCGAACCAAAACGCGGGTTACTGATTTTAACGCCCCAGTATGGGTGCGCACCAAATCGCCCTTGCGGATCTGTTCGATCGGCCGCATCCCGGTCTCAGTCTCGACCAGAGTACCTGCCTTGAAACAAGTGTCGTAGGGCACTAACCCAGACATGGAAGTAGGCAGATCCTGCCCACGTCCAAGGATAGTCAGTTCCTTATCGGCAACTCGACCTCGTTTGTTGTGGTAGGCAAAAGCAGCTTTCTGGGTCTCGAACAGACCTGCGATCAACTCGACCCGGCCCATCTTGTGGTTGTACCACGAGGCACGGACCTTGCCGTAAATGCCGTCGTCTTCGCTAATCTTGTGGTTGCGGTGCCAGTGGCCGTACTTCACGAAAGTAGGGTGAGACTGCAGCAGAATCGCCTGTTTCCAGCCGTCGCCATTGCGATTGGGGCTGATCATCTCTGTGCAGCCCATAGCCAGAATGTGCAGGTAGTGCTCGCCAGGCTTGGGGTCGATCTCAGTGAAGCGACAAGCAGCCTCATCGCCGGCCCGCTTGATGAACTCAGAAAGGTCGTTGCCGCGCAGACCGCGACTTCCGGCCTTTACGACCGTAACGTAGGGCTCGTTTCCGAGATTCCAACCAGAAGGTGACCAGGTCTTAAGGTACATCGCTACCTACTTCGGGATGATTGGGGCTGCAGGTGGTTTGCCAGTCAGGGCATCCTGGATCGGCTGAGTAACGTTGTTTTTGGCAACACCCATCAGGCTGTTACCTAACACATGACCAGCGCCGGCGCCAAGAAGCCCGCCCACGATCGCATTGCGCTTGCCGGAGCCTTCCTCGTCTTCGTCCGTCGGCCCGGCGAAGTAACCGAGGCCTGCCCCGAGGGCGCCACCAGCCAATGCCGGCAGAGCAGCAGACAGGTCGGCTTTTTTGACGACAGTATCGAGGATCAGTTGTCGGCGAAGCTGTGTTTCGTTAGTCATGGCTACCTGCTGTTTTTTCTGGCTAATGCCTCTAGGAACTGCTGTTGCTGTTCTGGCGTCCATTTCAACCGCTTCAAGCCTTCTGTGATATTCGCAGAGCTAAGCCCGTCTGTCTGATTAACGGCCTGCTCGATGCCTGCCGGTGTACCTGGAAGGCTGCCTACCCGGGAGACAAAATCAGCTTTGGACGGTGAGAAACCTTCCATGATCTGGTCAGCCAGTCCGGCCCCACCCAGGGCCATGAGGCCTTTACCGCCCAAACGACGCAGGCCGAGCCGACGATTGACAACATCGACAGGCTCAAGCTGCCGTTGGTGCCCAGCCTGGAGCTGACGACCATGCTCAGCAATCAGATCGTTGTGTGTCGGACTAATGGTCTTGTTGCCGATCTGAAGATCTAAAGGCCCGCCCTGCTGCGTTTTCAGCTTGAACAGAGCGTCCTCGATCTGCTTCGGCGTAGCGGCGCTGGTCGGGTTCTGTGCGGTGTGTTGCGCTGTCAGTTTCTCGACCATCTGCTTGACAGGGTCAGTGTGACCACTGGCATCCAGGATGGAATCGACGGGAACATTCGTTCCGCCGAATTGGGCGACTCCGCCAGGCTGCAGATTCTTCAGTTGACCCAACAGGGCGTCCGGCGTCACGGTAGGTCGCTGGTAGTTCTGGTTGAGGTACCTTTGAGCATTCGCAAGCAACTCATTGCGATTAGCCAGTGGGTTGGCGGCATTAACCGCTATAGGAGTCGGACCATTAGCCCCCATCGTGGAGGTCAACTCCTGGTGTGGGATGGTGATCATCTCACCATTGGCCAAGCGGACCTGGTGTGCGGGTGTCTGGTTGTTGGGGTTAAGCCCACCAACAAGCTTGTCGAAAGCGTTCGGGTCTATTTCCGGCAAAGGTTGCTTTGCCAGGTAGTTTTCGACGTTTTTCTGAGCAATGGCAGCCAGCTGAGGGTTAGTGGCCAGAGCTTCCTGTGGGATTCGATACGCGCTGGCACCAGTGCCAGGCTTACCTGCAGCCAGGCTCTCCAGAGCACGATTCAACTCTCCGCCCTGGTTGCTCTGCAGAGTCTTCATGGCAATATCGTTAGTCGGGGCAGCAACCACTGTCGGGCGACCAGGGTACCGTTCGCCCTGTGCGTTAGTTGCCCCTGCAATTTCAACGTTTTGCTTGCCAGACTGGTTGAGGTAATGACCGCCAACCAGAGAACCGCCAGCCAGTAACGAACTGTTACCGGTGGCTGAATTGGCTGCACTTGTCAGTGATTTAGCCCCATCAGCAACGTGTTGGGCAAGAGTTTTGGTAGGGGCAACGCCTTCGCCACTGGCACCTCCCCCTCCACCACTCGTAGTGCCCGTGCCACCGCCGTACTGGTTGTAGAGATAGCCGGCGCCAGCACCGAGCCCAGCCCCCAACAGCGCACCCTGCATGGCCCCTCGGCCCTTGCGTTTGTCGGAAAGCATGCCGCCCAGGGCGCCGATGCCTCCGCCTATTAAGGCACCTCTTCCCCAGGTCGGCATGCCGTTCCACATGGACCCTACTGAATTGGCTGCGTCAGTGCCCCAGCCCTTAACCTTGTCCAGGATGCCTGGAGCTGGTGGAGGTGTGGCAGTTGCAGCTGCGGCTGGCCCGCCCACTGCTGGGGCTGCTGAGTCAAGAACAGGAGCATCAGCCTGCTTCAAAACGCGATCGAGCTCAACCTGGTAATCTTCCCAGGAGCCTGATTTGGCCCAGTCCAAGCTGATTTCGAGAGTCGGCATTTATTGCATCCCGCCTGTGGGGTTACGGCTTTGCTGGAACTTAGCAGCCTGATCCGCAAGATTCTTGCCCGAAAACTCATCCAAACCACCCGCAGCCAAGTGACGCTGCAGGAACGGTCGCAGAGCCACCGGGTTATTTGCCACACTCGGATAAGCAGTCCTGACTTCGTTGAACGCCCGGGCCACTGCGTCTGGCGGGTAATTGGCCAGGTCAGGATTGGACGCGATCAGGTTGTTGAGCGAGGTAGCGCTGTGGATAGAGTTAATTTCGTGAATGTCATTGGCCGACAACGCAGGTTTAGCCGGGGCAGCAGGGGCTGCAGGGGTCGGCATCGGCGTTGCGGCCGGAGCTTTATCAGCTGTTTTGAGTAGGGCTAGACCACTGGCGTAGGCCTTCGGATCGGCTGGTTGCACCGCAGCAGTCTTCTCCACCAGTCCCAATTGCCGTTCGATCAGGGACAGAATGCTATCGGCAGCAGAGTCTACATCCCGGGCTTGCTGGATCTGCGCTGCCACCTTCTGGACGTAATCTCGATTGTCCGAGGCCAGTCGATCGAGGTTCTCCAGGTGGGCAATGGCCTTTTTCACCAAGGAGAATGGGGCTTTGTCGATGCGTACAACCTGGGCCTTGCCCCGTTTCTTCAACGAAGCATGCAAATCCGACAGAGGTTCTATCACTACATTGGCCAACTTGCCAAACGCAGCACTAGCTTGGTCGACCAGCTCATCCTTGGCCAGATGTCGGTGATTGTCCAGGTAGACCTGCACTTCGGCCTGGGCTCGCTTGTAGAGGATGAACTCCTCATTGACCCGGCTCCTTACCGTCGCCATGGCACGTTTGACATCGTCAATCAGTGCTAAAAGTGGCGTATCTCCCGGTAATCCAGCAGATTTGGCGACCACGGGAAGCGCTTCCCGTGGGGTGATAACACTGGCTTTCTTGACTACCGTAGGTTCGGCATGGCGAAGCAAAACTGAGGGTAGCACTGAATACTCAGAAGAAACAGCATTGGCCTGTTTCTTGATGTCAGTTCCGTACAGGTGTTCTTCAACTTCCTCGACTCTTGCCAAGGGTACGGTTGCAGCCTTGTCCTCGCGGGTCTTTCCGCTTTTGATGGGGACCTGGCTGACTCCGTTGTTATAAGCGCTGACCAGATATTGCAGCATGTTGCGGGGCATGCGGTTTTCCATCGCGGCCTTGGCAATAGCCTCGCTAGGACTGCACTCGCTGCTCAACTCTGTAGCGCGTTCAAGCGTGTTGATCACGGCTTGCTGCTGCATGGGTTGTAGTGGCCGAATGGACATTCTGGTATCTCGTGTGGCTGGGGACGATTATGGTCCTGGAGTGTCGATAAGGTCAATCCTAAGCTGGTGCAGATGGAGTCACATTTGGGGGGCTAAGCTGAGAATAGTCCTTGTCGTAACCCAACTGCACCGCAATGCGATGTTCCTTGGCCGGAGTTTGCTTAGCCACTGGGTCTGGGACTTGAAGCATGCACCAGGAGTGACCCTTCATTTCGGCCTCAATCTGCTCGATGTAGTTTTTCTCGCTCTGGGAGCGGAAATCCTTACCAGCAGCAATTTCGGCTTCCCGCAGGCGATCGGAGGTCTCCAACATGCCTCGGGTTGCTTCGAACAACACGCCTTGGTGGTAGACATTGCGAGCACTAATTGCAGAGGATTTCAGCAGGTGATCAAGCATTTCGTTTCGCAGCGATTTACGCAGGTCGTCATCGAATCCAGTGCCTGTCAACAGGTCGTCTACCCGTTGTGGCCCGTATTTCCAGCCATGTAATCGCAGAACATTCTCAAAAGAACACGTGTTAGACCCAGCGACATCCCCGCGCACACCTTTGGTAGTGATCCACACGGTGCTGTTGGTATGCGACCGAAAATCAAAGAACCAGGTCTCGTAGATGGCCACCGCTTCGGCAGTCATCCCCATTCTTCCCGCAATTTCGTCGTGGCGAAGCTTGGAAAGCAGGTAAGCCTCCAGGGCTGCGTGCCTTCGAAGCTGGAAAATCGAAGGTCGTTCGTCTTCTCGAGTTCTGGTCGTCATAGAGTCAGGATCGACCCAGAACGTCATAGCCATGTACTGATCGGGCAGCCGTTCGTTCAGCCGTTCCCAATCGTACTGGTCAAAGCAACGGCCCATATCGTCCATGAACTCCATCGCGGCGATCACCCCCTCGTCTTTTTCAAAACAAGGGGATCGTTTGCGGTTAGCGAGAGCTTCGCTAGCCCGTTTCCATCTCCATTCAGGAAAGGCGCCCGGGCCGGCCAGTGTAGCTGTTGCATTAATCGCTGCACGTAACGACATTAGTCCTGTTCCCCGGTGTCCTCGGAATGCACAGTAAGTTTGGCCTTCAGGAGCTGGGTGTCGTCCCCGGCCTTTAGATCTCGCTCATACATGGCGATAACCATTTCGCCGAGACCCTCAAAGTTCTCCAGGATGGAGTCCTCAATGTCTCCGGCGTCGGCAGCCCCGTACTGGTCGTTCATGGAGTCCCGCTGCCAGATGAACGCCAGGTAACGCTGACCCAGCCCGTCCATGGCCTTGAGAATCGGCCCCATGTCACCAGCCTGGTTACGGTTGGCGATCGACTTGATCGAAGAAGCGTTGAAAACGTCTCGTTGACCCTTGCTTGCAGCCTGCATAGCCTGCTGCATGTAAGGTACATCGGGCAGGTTTCGAGGGTCCCAGACAGAAGGATCGTTACCCGAAGCCATCAGCCCTGGCACAGGCAGCTTGTAGACTGCTGTCGAGTCGTTGGTGACATTCGGGTTGGCGATATCGTTACCACCGGTGGGCTGATCCCAAGGGTAGTCAGGAGCTGCCGCACTACCGCTGTCTCGGAACCATGGGCTCGAGTCAGCTGCCTTGCGTACCCCGTAGACCTTACTTGCCCCCTTCTCGACCTGGTCAAGAATCGTCTCAGCCACGTCTTCGGGGATCTGGAACTGGGAAATCAGCTTGAGTGCGGCAGCCTCCTTGGTCACCGGCTCATCCAGGTTAATCCTGTATTCCCGGCCGGAGGAGTGCCCGCGGTGGACTTCCAGCTTATCCAGCTTTCGCCAGACAACGTTAGCAACATCCCGCAAATCTGCAGGATGTAGCGGGGTTTCAGCAGAAAATGGGTTCTTGAGCCGCAGCACCTTGGCATCCGCCGGCACCACAATCTCGTCTGCCCCGTACCGAATTGTCTCAGCGTCTTCTGAGACTCTCAGCTGCAGCGAGCTTCGGCGACGATGAGTGTCGGTAGGCCGGAAATGCCGGCGAAGTGGAAGGCCCAGGTCAGCCCCACCGCCACCGCCAGTAGTCACCGCGACGTCAAACAGCTTGTCACGACCATACTGGCCCAGTGCCCGATTCACGCTCAGCACAGCCGTAGCTTCCAGCCCGCCGTGGCCCCGCTGCAGAATGACGATGTGGTCGTCGCTACTATCGATCGAGGAGGCTAACGGAAGGCCCTTGAGATAGGAGATTGTGGCTTCAATATCATCGGCATCCGATTCGATAAACACCGCATTCCGGTTGGCGAATACGACGTTTTTACCTTCAGGATCGATGATACAAGCAGCATTGGCTTCAAACCGGTCGCCAGCTTGTTGAGTCAACACCAGGCAACGCTTGAAGTCACAAGGCCGGACCATGACGGTCGCCAGGCAGTTGTGGTTGGGGTTCTGAACGTCCAGAGCTTCCTGATTCACAGGGTCAGGGAAGACGTCAGGCTTCTGCTCCTTGAGCCGTTTGTCCTGAACGATGTAGCCTTTGTCAACCAGCTTCTTCTTGTCGGAATCGCTGAGATCGTAGGGTACGAGCGCCTTGGCCACTTCGTTGTAGTAAAGGATCTTGAGTGCCGGCATCTTAGGCTTCGGGGCACCCAGCACCGAACCGTAGAGCCGAGGCAAGCTCTTCTTGGCCTTTGCCACATCGATCGACTTTTCCAGTATCTTCGGGGTTTCGACGTTTACCTTCATGGCAGCCGTCTTCATCGCCGGATAGTTTTCAAGCATCCCAACGTAATCGAACGTAGCCTGAGGACGAAGCGCACCGAGCAGCTCGTCGAGACCTGGGCTCCGGTCCATGAGGTCTTTGTCTGTGCAAGTGGCCAGCTTGGCAAATCGCAGCAGGAAGCCATGGCACCACCCCGGGTAGCTTTCCATGATCTTCTGAGCTTGAGCGCTGGCAAACTTGAGTGGGGAGCGGGTCAGCATCGTCAGAGGAGGCTGGCGGATGCCCAGAGCACTGCGGTTAGCAATAGCCGTTTCACCCATGTTATCAGGCTGTTTTTGCGTCAAATAGCTGACCCAGGCCTCGGTGCTGGGGACGCATAAGTCCTGGTCAGGGACATAGATAATCTCGTGGCCTTTGACTTCTCCATCCGAGTAGACCACAGGCATCAGCAGGGCGCGATCGCCGATCTTGAATCCGAATGCTCCAAGGGCCTTGGAGCCATCCCGGGATTTGTCCAGGAGCTGGAAACCAACCTCGTATTCCATGAGCGTCGGCACGCGCGACTGCAACGAGGCATGAGCGATGCTGGCAAAGGCCTGTTCATAAGGCTGATCCGGGCTGGAGCCCACGGAGGCCTGCTTGACAGTGCCCTTTCCAGGTAACGTGCGAGTAAGAGTCTTGACCATTCGCGGTTCCCTTGCAATTGAGCAACATGCTACAGCCTATTGCTGCGTCGTTGCAAGCCTTTCATGGTTATTTACCGGTCTGTGCCATCAAACGACGAAGCCGTTCTTCTCGAACCCGCTCATAATAGGGATTCAAATTGTTGACTTCGTTGACTGAATTAACACCTTCCCTGACGTTCTGCAAAGCAGTAATCCCGGTAGAAACCGGGTTAAAAGCTATCTGCGCGAGAGGGTTGCCAAAAGCAGTGTGCACACCGGTCTGGATTGTCTTGCTCAAAGGTCCGGCATCGCTGTTGGCAATGTCCTGATAACCCTGAGCCCACTCGGCTGGATTCATCGCTGTTTCGTGTCTGCGGGCGATCTCTTCCCAGGTTGGAGCTGGTTTCCCGGCCATAGCCTCCGGAAGGCCAGCGACATTGGCGACGTCCAGCCCAACAGTCAAACCAGGGCCACCGATAGTCTTGGCAGCAGCTCCGGGGATCTTAGCAGCAACCATCCCAGCGCCCATGCCACCGGCAGCCAGGCCCAACCGAGTGTTGTGCTCAGCAGCACCGCCAGTACTGTTTGGAAGGCGGAACTGAGGCCGAACTGCCTCATTTGCCGAGAATGACGGCCCGGCCGGGGAAACTGCACCCAGACCTGGCGGGGGCTGAAAGTCGAACGCCTGGTCGAAAGCTGGTGGGGCGGGGGGAGCTGGCTTTGGCGTGGAGGTAGCTAACAACCCTCGCTTAACACTGAATCCGTTGGTGAGGTCCCGGGCGTAGTTCGGGTCTCGGAGCATGGAATAGGCCCCCATCATCAACGGGAGGCCTGCCGTGCGCATGAGAGGCTCGGTGATAGGAGACAAAGCTCCTACTGTATTAGCAAAATTAGTTGGATTGCCTAAATACATCTTGGCTTGGCCGAGCATGTCTGTCGGCACGGCCCCGGCGATACCTTTACCCAGGCTGAGCCCAGACCCCACCAATTTGCTGATGTCTCCCATGTTCATGTTGAGCTTGAACGGAGAGCTGCCTGCTGGATTTGGCTTCACCGGCGTAGGCGCTGCCGGCGTCGCCGGGTTGACTGCTGCCACCCCGGAAGTAGTAGCGACGGACTGACCTGCAGTGGGAACTGCGGACACTGGCTTTGAGAAGTTGCTTGCCGTTGGGGCTTTTGTCGGTGCTGTGACCTGGCTGGTAGCCTGCGAGGGTGGTTTTGCCCCAGGCATCACAGAATTGAAACTGTCGTGCATTCCGGAAGTGTAACTGGA